GGTTGTATGCTTGCTCTCTAACTTCGTAATCTGTTTGGTTAGAGTTAATAATAGTTTGTAAGTGGTTATCTCTTATTTCTTTAATGACTTCTTGGAAATACTTGTCGTTTAAAAAGTTAGCTATTGCTTGAGTTTTATCAGACATTCATATCGCCTTTTTGCATTTCATTAAACTTAGATATAGCCTCTATAATAATTTTAGTTTGATCACCACGAGTTTTTTCTGCATTGTTTTGTGCTTCTGCTTGCATCTTCATCTCTTGCATTTGTAACTCTAATTGTTTACGAGCATTGTCTAATTGCATTTGCTCTTTATCTAGTTCTAACTTAGCCATCTCTGTTCTAGCTCTTAGGTCAGCTTTCTCACGTTCTACTTGAGCCAAGATTTGTGTGGCCTCTATAGTTGGATCAGATTTAGGCTGGTCTGCCTGTGCTAATTGTTGTGCTTGCTCTGGAGTAATATCATTCATGAATGATGTAGCATCTTTAAAGCCAGCCATATGCACAAACTTAGCTAAGGTATCTCTGTATTGTTTAATAGACACAAGTGGATTAGATAAGCCATAACCTTGAATGATTTGTTCTTGCTTAGCAAGAATCATTTGCATAGTAGCTAATTGTTCTTGTCTTGAGCCAGTACCTAAACCTACATTGATGCTTACGTTATAGTTTGTATCCCATTCTCTAGGGTCAAAAGGTGTGTACTCGTTGTTAATTTTAAGCACACGAGCCTTGTCTTGATACTTACATAGTAACTGTAAGACACCTTTAAATAGGCTCTTAACGCCTGTTTCTGCAAAGATACGAGCTATTAATTCTAGTTTGCCATTACTAGCTGCACTCATAGTGGCAACTGCTGTAGCGGTTACATTCTGTAATACATCTGCACTTAAACCTTGTTGAGCATCACTAACACCTGTACGTTTAGCTTGCACTTGATCTAAATACTCTAGCATTGGAAAAGACTGTGCTGCGTTAGATTGAACTGTAATAGGTACGATAGCGGCAGGATTCTTTATACGAACCACACCACCTGCTGTAGATGTAAGTAAGTCATCTAAATTAACTTGTCCCTCTACTGCACCAATACGATAGTTGTTAGTAAGGTACATATTGTCTAGCATTTGTCTAACGACTGTAGACTTAATAAGTTGTAAGTCTAATGTTCTATCCGCTAAGGATTGGCCATAGAACTTATGTGGTATAGGAATAGGGCAGATAGAATGGAAAGGAACATAATCACACTCCATATCTTCTAGTATCTCGTTAGAAGCATAAAAGATACGTCTTAGTTCAGCTATGCCATCTTCGTTATAATCTACCTTGATATAGCACTCATATACTTCTACGACTTCCATAGATTCATCTTGTGAACCCATAGAGTTAGGTTGTTCACCACGAGTATAACGAGCAATTCTTTCTGGACTAAATTCTAATGTATCGCCAGAGGCCAATGCGTCTACTATCTTTTTATCAAAACCCATTGCCACTAGTTCTGATCGTGTCATCATGCGTCTGTGAGCTACGAAAGGTGAGTCTTGTATAGTTCTAGCACGTTTAGATATTAAGAACTCTTCTGGTGGTACGTTTTCTATTAAGACCTTACCATTGTTAATAGTCTTTTTAACTTTAACATTGTGCGTTCTATTAGTTTGCATCATTGGCATACCAGTCATTGGATCAACTGCTGGCATTCCTGTCATTGGGTCTGTAACTTCTGTAGAGTTTTCTATAGTTTCTTGGCTAACAACTTCTAGCTCTTCGTCTTGCATAAGCATAAGTAACTCATCATCTGATAAGTTCTCATATCGTTCTTTAGTAACGTCTTTCTTGTCATCCCAATAGGCTTTTACAATACCTGTCTTTTGTAATAGTGCGTCTTTAAACCAGTTATGTAGAATTAAAAAACCATCATTATCTTTATAAAATACCCAGTTACAATATTCTGTAGCTTGCTTAGCAAGTTTTTCATCACCATCATTAACTGGCTCAAACTCTACTACTGCATCTGCTGATGTAAATACACGAATGAGTTGTGGCAATGCACCATCAACTGCTTCAGCAACTTCACCTGTAACGATAGTAGACTTACCCTCAACCTCATTACCATAAGGCTCACGCAAGTAATACTCTAGTGCTTTTTGACGTTCATCAGTGGTGTCTGTTTCCAAGAAACCTAATGAGTCATCTATCTCAGCCTCAATGATGCTTTTTAATTTGTTTGAATCAATCATTTATACAATCCATGAATTATTAATTTTTAAGGGTTGTCCCCAAGTAGAATCTGTTTCGTCTAAACCTACAGCTAAATATCTAAATGCGTCACTAGCGTGTGAACACCAATCGTGTAGTGGTGTATCAAAGAATACGTTACGCTTCTCATCATATGTTCTACGATAGTTTCGTAGTGCATCTAACCCTTGCTTAACGTCTTTATCAAACCAGCATCTAGGAAGTAATCTGCGTACTGCTTGAATTCCATCTGCAACTGGTAATTTCTTTACTACTGTAATTTCTAACCCTGCTTCTTGTAACATTTCTTTACGAGATTTACCTGTGCCTAATTCTCTTACCTCTACATCATGAGGTAACAACTGTACAGCATGAGCCCAACCATTATCACGCAACCAAGCAACATAAGTATCCAATCCTTGTCCATGATTTTCATAGAAATCTACAAGTCTTATTTCCTTACCTACTACCTGTGCCACCCAAATTGCTGTGCTATCTGATATACCTAAGTCCCATGCACAATATGTTTTTGCAAGTTCTTCTCTAGGTATTGTTGTTATCTTGTTATTCTTTTCTAAGTCATTAATGATCTGGCCATAATATGAACCTTCTACTGCTGCATTAAATGAGCATTCAAATTCTTGTTGATACTTGTCATCACCCATTTCAACTTTAGCTGATGCAAGTTCTGTAGCGTTTAATAATTTTGTTTCACTAGCTTTAAATTCTAATAGTGACCAATGGTCATCACCTTTGTCGGCTCTATCTCGTAGGTCTTTAAAATGGTTATTGCCTTTAGGCGTTCCTATAAACATAGCCCAGCCCAGTCTATCTGCTAATGCTGGCCTTACTACTTCACTAAAGATTGTAGGGTTAATATCACCTATCTCATCAATTACTACACCGTCTAAATAGATACCTCGTAATGAGTCTGGTGAGTCTGCACCGTACAATGAAATACGTCTGCCCATAAAATCAACTCTTAACTCTGCTATGTTAGCAATAGCACCTAGCGGCCTTGTATAATTAAGTAAGTAATCCCATGCAATACGTTTACATTGTGAGTACGTTGGAGCAATATATGCAAATCTTGGATTAGGTTTATCACACAGTAGTGATGAATGTATCAACTGATTTATGGCCGATACAGTCTTGCCCATACGTCTATGAGCTACCACTACTGTGAACCTGTTGTCCTTCACCATTTGGTGAATCAACTTCTGTGGAGCACGAGGTGTATAATCAGTAGATACTACATCCTCGCCTTCATCTGTAATTTCAATCTCTTCAGACATCTATACCTGTTATCACTTTAATAGATACTGGTTGATCAGCATCGCCTGTAATTTCTGTAGAAGATAAGTCTGGTAGACTCTTCTTGAGTAATAGCTCAATTGCTTTCATTCTTGTAGCTGAAATCTCATTTTCAGTCAAGCCAAGTGCATGATTTTGAAGAACATTTACGAGCTGACTAGTTTGAATTTTTGTCCTTACTTCGTCTTGATGTCTTTTGCGTAGTCTTTCTGCCATGATTGTAACTCCATTACTGGGTCATTACCTTTGTGTGTAAAAAATTGTGTAATATTCTATACAAACTACTTTGTGTTGCATTTATTACAAGCTACGCTGTAGTGTTGCATTTTTGTTTAAAATTGCTATACAAATTACCACTTTACTTTGTTAGCCCAGTAAGCTGCACTCATCTTACCTTTAGCTATATTATCAGAATGTCTTGCCTTAAATGACTTAGATCGTGCAGTATCTTTTTTATCACCACTAACACCTTGTTGACCAAAGCGTATAAGTTTTTCTTTATCACCTACCTTTGCCAGTACTGCATGGCTTTTAGTAGGATGGTCTGGAGTTCTCTTAGGTTTATTAACACCAGAGAATGTTTCCTTACCCTTCTTGATCATTTCTTTTTAGCTTTTATGTCTTTATAGTGCACTAGCTTTTTAGATGATGGTGTGTGTACCTTACCTGTGAATAATCCACTAGGCATTTTATGAGTAGCACCAGTCCACTCTGTGCCATTAGGTAAGTAATGTTTAACACCCTTCATTTTTTTGCCTTCTTAACTGGTTTAGCTGTTTTAGCTGCGTCCCTAAAGTCTTGTGCTGACGGAGCCTTCTTAGAGCCCACCTTGTTCATCTTCTCACCAGAGCCTTGAGCAATACGTTTTTTCTTTGCTGCGATGTTGGCATAAAGTCCAATTTTAGTAGCCACTTTTCATCCCCTTTTTTGCAGGTTTAGCTTTTACTGCTTTACCTGTTTTCTTAGCGTATGATTTAGCTTCTTTCTTACCCTTTTCGGTGTAAGCAAACTTCATTTTTCCGACCATTGGCATGATTATTTACCCTTCTTTTTGTTTGCCATTGCAAGACCAATTGCAATTGCTTGTTTAGGATTTGTTACTTTTTTTGATGACTTACCTACGTTTAAAGTTCCTGCACCAAATTCTTTAAATACTTTTTTCATCTTGGCTGACTTGGCTGTTGGTTTCTTCATCTGGCTTCCTTAATTTAAAATGCGTTAGGTTAGTACAGTCTGGACAAATATCATAACCTGTAGTGTCAAACGGTTGGCCACAATCAGAACATAGAGATACTTGCATACACTTTACTTAAAAAAATGCCCACAGAACGTGGGCTAATAAACAACGGAGGTTATTGAGCACAAAAGTAATAGATACAATTATCCCAACCCCCAGATTATACCATTAAACGTGGTCGCTGTCAAGTTCTAGTTAGGTATTCTTCTACTTGATATAGTCAAAAGATTATCTAATGCTATGTTCATGTGGTAATCCTGCAACACCTCTGCCTTTGATCCAAGATACTTATGATACACAGCATTCTGCTGCCTCTCTGGCAATGAATGGATTATGGCATCAATAGTCCTAACGTGATCAGATGTCATAGATTCGTATAGCTCATCAAACGAAGTACTCGTACCACCCCCATACATACCAGATGACTTAGTTGGATATCCAAGCTGCTTTGACGTACTTTGTTTCATATAAACTGACCATGCCTTTAACAAATCAAGTAAATGATCCATTGTCATTTAGATAATTCCTTTTCAATTAATCTTGCAAATAGAAATACTTTATCAATAGTTGACAGGCCACCTAAACTTCCAATGCTGGCCTTAAATGCTTTTAATATTTGTTCGTCTGTTAATGGATTCATACTAGTCCTCTAAATAATATAATGCACTTGCGTTAAAACTTTCAGCATACTTCATTCTAAAATTATTATGCTTATCTTTATCTTCAGTATGTTTGTATACACCTTTAATTTTTCCATCAAAGTTTGGCATTGGATGAAATATATCTTGTAATGGACAAGGATTGTTTACAAAATAAACTGTGTGGCTTTTTATTCCGCTTGAGTTTAAAAGTCTATACGCTACCATAGATGATATAGCACTTCTTATACTGTAATACTTTGCATTAATACGTTCAGCTATTTCTGTTGAGGTAATTCTTTCGTTGCTAACTGCATTAATAATTAACTGCCTTAATTTAGTAACGTTAATATATTCATCATTAACTAAATATAATTTCTGTATTTTAGAGTCGTTATTCATAATGGCATAAACTTAACATATTCAATTGGGCATATGTAAAAGTTTTGTTTTACATCTTGGTATCTTTTATCTGTATAACTTTTTACAACCCAATGCTTTTTTGTTTCTGTTTTAATAATAGCCACATGGGTTCTTTCTTTGTTTAAATAAATATATATAAATGGCTTTGGGTTTGCATAGTCATAAGAATATTGTGCACAAACCATAAATTGTTCCTTGTATGGCCAATCTTCAGCACAAGTAAAACTTGCACCAAGATTTTTTACTTCTACTCTTTTTAATGGCTCACCGTTTTTAGATATATACATATCGCCATCATCAACATTTTCTTTCCAATCTTTGTAATGCTTGGATCGTTTAATTGGATTAACCGTTACTACATGGCCAAAATTATTAAGCCATTGTGCAATTATCCACACACCTTCTTGACTTTTTTCTAGGAAGTTTAAAAATCTTTTATGGTCTGTTTCATTACTAATCATTATGAAACGTCAACTTCTTTTATTTGCCAACGATTGTTTTGTTTATATGTGCCCCATACAAGTATCTTCCAACCTGCCTTGCGTACATACTTAACTGATTCACTATCAGCTATTTTTTTTATTCGTGCCCCCATATTGCTTTTAGATGTGACCTGTACCGCTACTACTTGACCTTCTTCAGTTATAGCAAGAATGTCAATAAAGGTGAATAGGTCTTTTCGTACACCAGCGTGGAAGTTAAATGTTTCCACTATCTGTACTAGTGGGTAATTTTCCCTCTTCATTCTCGCTAGGGCTACTTGTGTCGGTGACATTGCCATTAAATTGTTCCTTGTTAGGTTTACTTATTCCATCTAAAAATCTTTTTTCAACAGCTCCAGAACTTTTATTGCATTGGTATTCATAATCTTTTTTAAAAATTCTATTCCAGTTATCTGCGGCCTCTTGCTCAGATATTGA